TGCAGTAGAGATAGCATTGTACATCATAGGAGTACTTCTGAGCTGAGTACTTGAAGCTGCTCTTTAGGTCTGTGGTCGTTTTAAGATCTACTATTCTATTCTTACCTAGTATATCTGCTTTGCCTCTGAATGGCATTCCCATTACCTCTCCTACTACTGGTACTTCAAACTCAGAGTCTTGAATTAATTTTAAGGCTTTCTCATTTCTTAGGAAAGCATCAGCTAATCTCTCAGCATCTCTTTTCTCTTTCTTAGTAAATACTTTGCCGTGCTGCTCTAAAGCTATCTTATAAGTCTTAGAGTTCTTACTCTCTACATCTACAAATACCTGAGCATTGAATACATCAGGCTCTAGTATAGCTGTGTGGAATAACCATCCATCTCTTAGAGCTTGACTCTCAGCGTTGCCATACTTCGTTACATTGTAGTACGTCTTAGGACTTGTGAGCAATAGTTTCAAAGAAGAACTACTAAGAGCTGCTTTTGATAAGTAACCATAGTAAAACTCATCTGACTGCATTTCTTTTAGCAAGTCCTCTTTATTCCATTGTGTTCCATCTAGTAATGTTATCATCTTACTCTTTATTATTTAATGCTACTGCTATTCCCATAACAAATCCAAAGATGCCAAAGGCTAGCATATATATTACACATCCCATTAGTCCTGTAGTTTTTCTTCACATCTTCTAGCTCTTTCAATAGCTCTGATCTTATCAGCTCGATATGTGGAGATAATCTCTAAGAGGTCATCTCTTTCTCTCTTTAGTTTGAGATTGTAGAAAGCTATCTCATTCATAGCCTCCATCATAGAATTCAAGTCAGGATTTTTTTTAATCTTTGACCACTTTAAAAGCATAGAGGACACTAAGTTGAAATTATTCATATACTTAATATCCTCAAGAGTTTCTAATTTTAGATAAGTAGTTTCCTTATCAGTTCTTGATTGTATCATAATGTTGTATTTTTTAACAAATATAAATAACTTACTTAAAAAAGCAAATTATTTCTCTCTAAAAGTTGTGTAACAAACAGCAAGTCTTTGCTGCTCATCAGGATACTCAGCTCGCATAGTAGAGTTACTCATACATCTTTGTATGTAGTCTTTCTGCTGCTCTCCTGCTTTAGGCTTTGGAATTGGCATACCTTTCGTTTTTAAGTTTAGTTATCATCTTTTGACAGTAGCAAGCAAAATCTAAGGCTTCTTCCTTAGCGTGTTGCAGCCACTCTTCTAAAGGCTCATTGCTATCATAGAGTGTAGTGCCATATTTTTGCACTCCTCTTCTGCTTCTCTGATCTAGCTCAAACTTTACTGCTTCTACTATAGGATCTTTCTCTATCATAAAAGCATCTGTAGTGTCTGTTATATAGCCTCCTGCTTCTAACATCTCAAAATACTTAGTAACTGTATCACTCATTGTTTAGGTTCATTATAGTTGCTTGACTCTCTTCTAACAAATATACTTCTTTTGTTGTTCTGCTCTTAGTCCATAGTGTAGTATCAGGACAGTACATCTCTACTGGCTCAGGCATAGCTATCTCATTAAGCCAAAAAAGATAATTAGCTTTAGGATCATTAACAAAGTATAGCTTAACCATATCTTCAGGCATATCCATTAGCTGATCGTATTTGTATTTTTCTAGCATCTTAGTGTCATAGTATGTAGTTCTAAACTTCATCTCTATCACACATTCGTTTCCCTTAGGAGTTGCACCTACAGCATCGTAATGCTCATAGCCACCTCCACACCATTGCAGATCCCATCCATCAAAATTAAGAACTGCTATTACTGCTTTCTCCCACTTGTGTACATCAGATAGCCTCATAGTACATATTCAGGTCAGCTATCCATCTTTTTACAGTCTTAGGATTACAAGTGCAAGGCTTGTAGTACTGGTGATTAAAGTATTTAGCGTGCAGCTCACAGATTAACTCGAACTCTGCATTAGTGATGCTATTTCTCTTTTTTTCTCTGAATTTCTCCCACTTTGGTAGGTCTTGTGCTTCCATATTTTCTATCTATTTTAATCTTATTAAGTGCTTGCTTTCTATCTTCACATCCACAGTCCTCTATGCCTACAGCTTCTGTAACTTTTTTAACTAGCCACTTGATTCCTGTGTACTTGAATATTGTTTCTAATAAATCTCCTAGTCTCATAATATTTTATCTTTTAATATTTGTTTTACTTTTTTGTAAGTGTTGTACAAAGAGTAGTAACTGATGCCTGTGTTTCTTGATAACTGTGAAATGCTCATCTCTCCATCTAACAGCTCAAACACCTTTCTATCATACCAGTACAACTCTTCTAAGGTTTCCATCACTTGCTGATGTACTTCTCTATGGCTTTTATCTCCGAACTCATCATTTTCTGACTCTATTTCTAGTAAGTATATCTCTGCTTCATCTGTATAGCTTACTCTTTTTTCTTTTCTTTTCAAATCTAAGAATAGTGTTCTAAGTATTTTATAGATGTAGTAGTAGTTTACTGTCTCATCATATTTAATATCTAATCCTGATTCTATAAGGTTATGCAATTTTAAATACATCTCCTGCACCAAATCCTCTGCTGTATCAGGATTGCACCCAAAGGACTCAACAATATCCACCCACGTTTTGTGTTTTCTATATGCTTCTAATAATACTTCCAAGTTGTCAAGTGTATTCCAAAAAATAATAACATAACTGTGATCTGATGATAAAACTCATCCTCAGGCACATTCTCTTCATCAGGCTGCAAATTAGGATTATAGTAAAGCACTCCCAAACTACACCCATAGATAGGTATAAATTGAATGTTTACTGCATAATCAAAAAAGAAAAACTCTATCATATTTTTCCAAGTGTTTTGTGTAACATATTTTCTCCTCTTAAAGTGAATCCTACATTGTTTTGCACAGACCTCATCATAATAGGACTATCTAAAGAGGTAGGTCTGCCTCCGCTATCCATATCTTTTATCTTTCTAACGTGTATCATAGAGAACATCCAGTCAGTAGGATGCTGAGTGTATCTGTGAATTACTAAGAAGTCATCTGATCTATTGATAAACTTACCACCACCCTCTACATCTGAACCCATAGGAGGCATAGGATGCCCTGAGTACTCGTGTTCTTTTGCGTGTGTTCTTCTTAGAGCTTCTGTAGCAGCGTGTGTACATAACCAAATAGTAACTGTGTTGCTTTTACAGAATACTCTCATCTCACTTGTAGCTTGATAGTCATAGTCGTGCTTAGATATTCCTTTTAACTCGCTCTTGTCTAGCATTAGAGAGTTATAAGGATCTATCATAAATCCCTGATAATCCCACGCTTTTTTGATTTCTTGTGCCAAATTCAGCAGTTTCTTATAACTATATAACGTATTTGGGTCAATAATTTTAAAATGTTTATCTATCCACTTGACTCTTTCTAGGTATTTATCCTCCTCTACTTTGTTAATTGGAACTCCCTCTAAGAACTCAACTAGCTTTCTAATAATAGTGTAGGCTTCATTTTCTGAGCTATATATCAGCCATCTTAAATTATGTTTAACAGAATAGAGTAACATAATAAACAGAATCGTAGTAGTCTTTCCTGTGTTAGAGTGTCCTAGAACCACGTTAAAAGAGGATGGCTTGAGCTTAAAATACTCATCAAACTCAGGAATGCCTAGAGAATAGCCTTCTCTTATCTCTCCTTTGCGGATCTTATTTAGCTTGTCAATTTGGTCTTGTATGTTTAATATCATAATACTAAGTTATATAAAAAAAAGTTAAACAAAAAAAAAGGAGGCTAAAAGCCTCCCTATCTTAGAATGGTAAATCTGCTTCTTGACGATCAGGAGAGTGATCCGCAGTAGTTACTTCTCTTTCTTTTTTCCAAGTGTTTATCTCTGCAAAGAGGCTGCCCTTAGAAGATTTCTTGATGTCTATGTTTAGCTTGCCATCATTCTGATCTGCTAAGTCTTTGTACTTAATTAGAGTCTCTGCAAATTCTTTAACTCTAAAAGATATTCTCATAGGTAGCCAGTCTTTGTCTGTTTCGTATGCAAACATTCCGTCTGCAAAAAGTTTTTTGTTATCCATTGTAAACGTAATTTTCAAATATTCTTGCTGTTTCTATAATCTGCTCTTCATCCCAAGTTCCTGATCCTGAGAATAAATCTGTAGCTCTGTTTAGTGAGCTTTGTCTGATAATGTATTTCTGTACATCATCTTTAGGACTTGCTTGTGCTTGAGGCTGCTCATAAACTAGCTTACCAGTCTGATGCTGCTCATTCTTTTCATAAGAGATAACATCTCCTACTTTCTTTTTAAACTCTCCTACTGCTAAAAAGCTAAGAGAATCTCCATTTGCGAAACTAACCTGATACTTGTTAAATGTTCGCTGTCCATTGTTCCACGTTCCTTTTGGCTCTACGTGAGTAATTTTACTTTGCATAATAATTGTTTTTAGATATTTCTAATTTTGCTTCTAGTTCCTCTATACGATTCTCTAGTGCTTCGATTCTAGCTACATAGAGTCTTAGCAAATCTTCAGTATAGGTCATCAGTTACTAATTTAAAGTTACCTCTTGACTCTAACTCTTCTTTGCAAGCTCTTCTGTAAGCTACAAGTAATTCAGGATTTTGTACAGCATCCCAAAGCTGTTCGTTTGTGTAGTATTTAATATTCATAATGTTGTTATTTATTCACAAATATAGATAATTAATTTTAATTGCAAAAAAAAGAGGCAGAATTTTTTAAACTCTAACCTCTTTCTAACAAGCATTATGATATAACTTGCAGCAAATATAAGCATTTCTAAGTACTTACAATAATTTTTTTAATTCTTTTTGATAGTATTCTATCATCTCCTCTAGCTCATAGTTTGAGAATTTTACTGTCTCTTTGCTGAGCTGATACATTTCATCTGCTTTCTCTTTTCCTAGCTTCATTGCGAATACATACTGTTGACCTCCCTGCATAATATTGCAGCGATAGCACTGGGGGCGGCAGTTATCCTCGTGCCACCTACTTGAATAATGCTTTCTGCTCATAAAATGCCCATTTTGAATATTTTTAACAGGATATTCTCTATCACAAGTAAAGCATTTTACTATCCCTCTTTTGTTGGCATATTTGTTTCTAATATACTGAGAGAAGATCACATCTAGCTTTTTTACTAGTTTGGATCTTACTGGCTTTTTAGCAGGTTTCTTTTGTTTCATTCAATCTCAGGAATATCTACGCTTAAAGCTCTAAGCAAAAAACCATCCACAGGAGATATATCTGCTATCATCCTGTAAATTCTTTTACTGGCTTTTTTTGTTTCTCTCATTTCGCTAAGAGTTGAATCTATACCCCTCTCTGTGTACATCATACTATCTAACTCTAGCAAAGAATCTATTTTCCTTTTTGTGCTATAAGTTTTGTAGCTCATTATCTTAGCAGCTCTATCTAATACTTCAGAAGTTTTCATATCTTTTTCTTGCAAGTTACAATTTTTTTTTATTTTTTTTATATATAGCTAAGAAGTAGCTACTAAGAGTAACTCTAAGAGTAGCTATTCTAAGAGTAACTCTATAGTATAACTAAATAACTAATAACTAGCTATCCTTAGAGTAGCTATGTTACTGTTACTAGCTATTCTAAGAGTAGCAGGGAATTTTAAGGTTGTGTGATAAGAGAGTTAAATAGAGCCTCTCTAAGAGCTTATCTCTTGCTCAGTAATACTCAGACACCTTAAACAACTAAAAGCCGCTCTAAAGTGCCTTAAAATGCTTCTACGAGCTTATTTGTGATGTTTGTCTCCTAGTATCTTCTCAGCACCTCTTGATCCAAAGTAGCCTATAAAAACAATTTGAAGCAGCTCTTTTACTACTTCTAGTTCTTCTAGTTGCATAGACCATCCTACTACAAAAGCTACAGTAAGAAAAGCTAAAGTAAGAGGTCGCACATTTTGAGCAAGCCAACTGCTACTACGACTATCAGCCACCCATCTGCGAGTGATTCCATCTATTTCTGTTCTTTCTAATTCTAGTTTTTTTAAAGCTACATCCTTATCCTCTTGAGGCATATCAGAGCCACCAATG